CAAATCGTATTGGAGATAAAGTTATAGCTCGCGGTATATCATTTAAATTATGGATTGCTAATAAATTAGACCGTCCTAATGTTATGTATAGATTAATAGTTTATAAATATCAAACATCAGCCGGACCAGCCGCATCAGCAATTTTTAAAGGTGCTAATGGTAATAAAATGATGGATGAAATAAATAAAGAAAAAGTATCTGTCGTTTATCAAAAAATAATAAATTTACAAACAGGATTGGCAGCCGCTGGCGATGCTTCTGGGAGCCCTTTCGTAGGTAAAGAATGCCACACATATAAAATTATATATATACCGTTAAAAAATCAGCAAATTGTTTATGATGATGGAGGTTCAACCCCTAAATTTTTAAATTATGGTTTTTGTTTAACCGCTTATGATTCTTATGGAACATTAACAACTGATAATATAGCCTCATTAAATTTTCAACATAAGTTCTATTTTAAGGACCCATAGAGATTTCTATGATGGGCTAAACTCTTATTCCTTGTTAGAGTTTAGACCCCTTGATATTTAAAAAAATAAAATTTTAATTTTTTTAATTATTTTTTTCTTCCCCAATAATAGGAATGGGGAAAATTGAAGATGCTTTATCATTTTTAGCTGTTAAGCGTATGAATTTAGGTGTTTATGATAAGTTAAATGCCGACCAGAAAGAATTATATATGACTAATTTAAAAAGAGAGATAGATGATGAATTAAGAGCCAAGGCACTTCAAGAATGTATATTAAATAGATATAGAGCTCATTACAGTAAATTGTTAGATGATGGAGATGGTGACGAAGTATTGCCATTAATGAAAGAAATTAATGAAATTAAGAAAAAAAATGATGAAGAAACAATAAAGAGTGATTATTGTTTTATTACTTTATCCCCTGACCCAAAAAAGAATACTCCTTTAGGTGAGTTCCGTAAAGCCGTAGAAAAGGCATCAAAGAAAAGTTTTATAAAAAAATCTTTGTATGTAATAGAACAAAGAAGTTCAACAGAGGATAATATGGGAACTGGATTTCATGCGCATATGTTAATAAATAAAGGAGATTATAGAATGTCTCACATGAGACGAGAATTCGCTAGAACATTTAAAGATATTATAGATACTGAAAATTATGGAGCTTTTAATTTTAAATTGTGTAAAAAAAGCGATTTAGGAAATAGACAAAATTATATGTTAGGAGATAAAAAAGACCCTGAGAAACAAAAGAAGCAAATTATAGATAGATTATGGAGAGAAAAGTTATTTATAACGCCGTTTTATGGTGAAGTATTTGACGAAGATATAGCATTATTTGCCGCTGGATTATAAAAAGACCTGGGCACAGGCGAGACAAAAATTTTTTTAAATATAAGGCGGAAAATAAAAAAGGTAAAAAACCGCCGGAAACACAGCCTAAATATTAGATATTTTGATATGCTGTTTTTCACCTTAGATAAAACAGCATATCATGAATATCGTATATAATGATGGCGTTTTATCGGCGAATACTTTTATTCGCTTATATTAATTATTTTTGACATTTGTCCCATATTCCCCCAACTTATTATATAGTGGTGCGGGGGGTAATTTCACATAAATTATTATCTCTGTTATTTTTAGAAAATGTATATAAAGAAAAGTTATAATAGAAAAACAGTAAAACGAAATTTTAAAAAGAAAGGAACTGGACTTAGAAAGAGAATCTCTTATAAAAAGAATTCTCTTGTGTCCCTGATTAAAAAAATTTCTCTTAAGAATGTAGAAACAAAATCAACACATCAAATAACAGAAAATCAGCAGTTATATCATAATACACCGTCTCAATGGACCGGACTTTTAAACACAACTCAAGGATTAACAGATACAGACACGGGAGGCTCTGCCTTTTCAAATCGTATTGGAGATAAAGTTATAGCTCGCGGTATATCATTTAAATTATGGATTGCTAATAAATTAGACCGTCCTAATGTTATGTATAGATTAATAGTTTATAAATATCAAACATCAGC